TTTTTTCTAGGCCAACGCGGGGAACTTAAATATATATTGCTTAACTTTTTGGTTCTATGCGAATAGCTAATTCTGGAGCTTGAATATTTACTGTTTCTACAGATTCACCTACAACTTTGCCTAGGGAATCTAATATTTGTGCTGCTGTTTGAAGTTGACCTTTTGATATGGCTTTATTGAATAGACGCATACGCATTGCTTGAAGTCGAGGAATCATTTTATCTCTTTCTTTCAACCAATCTTCATCATTCCATTCTTTAACTTTTTTCCAATCAGCCCAACCTGTTACTAGAGATATACCTTCTTTTTGAGAATGTTCTATAACTAGTTGTCTGGTAGTTTTACCTTCTAGTTGTTTTGAGTATAGACGTTGGCAACGAGCTTCAATTACTGCTCTTGAATTTGTACCACCTGTATATTTTTGAACACGAGGTTTACGTTGAGGAGCTGGTAGGTCGTAATTTAGATTGTTTATGAAAGATTCAGCCACGAACTTAGTCTTTATAGGGGTTAATATTCTGATGATAGCCTTAAAAGTATAAAATGCGAAAGAAAATGAGTAATATTATGAAAAAAGGGTTACATGAGTCTTAATGAGGTCAGTTTAAGGT